CACCTGGAAGAAGTAGACCAACAGGCCAATGAAATGGAGCAGCAACTTATTTCTCAACTGGCCCAGCGGGAGGGCGTTACCGAGCAGCTGAAAGCGGAGAATCAAATGGAATGGGTTGCCCGGATGAACAGCATTCGGAATCGGGTAGACGAAATTGTTTTGAGCGAACTGATTGATACCTAGAAAGAACATATAGCAAAACCGCCATGGTGTGTACTGATTCTGTCAGTCGCACCGTGGCGGTTTTGTCATTTCTCACAAAAATAAAAAATTTCAGAATTCATATTAGGGCGTATCTGAAAACTGGCAGTATGACCAACAGCGAGGGATTTTTTCGCTATGCAAGCCATTTTTCCGCAGGAATACTTGGTGTATTGCAAGGAAAAATGGTGCGGCATAGCGGAAAAAGGCCCGCTGTTTGGGCGTTTTGACAGTTTTCAGATACGCCCTAAAAAACAGCCTGTCTCAATGGCTACTTAAGTGAGGGGAAAAATATTTTGGGAAAACGCACTAACAAAACCTCATTTTTGCCGCAATAGGTGAGGGAATAATATCTCACGGTGCTTCGTCGAATTACACGAAAAGAAATTTAAAAATTATTTTCCGAAACATGTAAAAAATTGGTCTGTTTCGTGGGCTCAATATATGAAGGGATTTGTGCAGGCTTAATGAAATTGAAAAAATCTTGAGAAACACCTTTACTTTTGCCCATTCTGGATGCCTACCACATGAGAGGTATCCATGATTCAAAAAATATTTTTTGCAAAACACCCTAACAAAACCCTGTTTTTCCCGCGATAAGTGAAGGGGTATTGTCCCTCTCAATGTACCTTGACAATTTTATACTCATTCATCTGATACATTCTCCCCCACCCGAGCCGAGAGTCCCGTGCGCCATGACCATTTTATGCGAGCGACAACCACGGGCCTTAAATGCCAGATAGCAACCGGCAAGGCGACGACGGCGGGGTTGGACAATGATACTTCTCGAAAGAGCTGGGCGGAAGCGCAGGGGTGAAACTCCCATGGACCCGATTCGCTGTCGGGCATCAGATGAATCCAGTGCGCACGGGGGGCGAGGGCGAATAGGTGCGCAAAATCTAAATTATGAAAGGAAAACCAAATGAAAACAATCAACAACATTAAAATCATCGGCGTGGATGCCGGGTACGGAAACATGAAAACAGCAAATTTCTGCTTCCACACCGGCCTGACCGCCTACGACACGGAGCCTTTGTTCACCAAGAATATGCTGGTCTACGAGGGCCGCTACTACCTGATCGGTGAGGGACACAAGACCTACACCGCCGAGAAAACCCTGGACGAGGATTACTACATTCTCACTTTGGCCGCCATTGCCATGGAACTGAACCGGGAACATCTGACGGAGGCAGACGTTTATCTCTCCGCCGGGTTACCCCTTAGCTGGGTGCTGGAGCAGAAGGACGATTATCTTGCCTACTTGCTGAAGAATCAGGAAGTGGAATTTTTGCTTAAGGGAGTACGGTACAAAATTTGCATAGTCGGCGCGGACATTCTCCCCCAAGGGTACGCCGCCATTGCGGACAAGCTGGATGACCTGAAAGGGATGACATTGCTCTGCGATATTGGCAACGGCACTATGAACCTCATGTATCTTCGGGATGGGGATGCCATTCCTGACAAAATGTACACCGAAAAGTTCGGAACCCAGCAATGTGTGAACGCCATCCTGGAGGCAGTTATGAACAAGTACCAGGTGGTCATGGACGAGGGAATCGTGGAGTCGTATCTGCGGACTGGTGAAGCAGATGTTTCCAAGGAGTATCTCAAAATCATGAAAACGGCGGCCAGCCGGTATGTCCAGGACATCCTTCGGCGGCTCCATGTGCATGATTATACGCCGTCCCTCATGCGGCTGTATGTGGTAGGCGGCGGTGGCTGCCTGTTGCGGAACTTTGCCAAGCTGGACAGCAGCCGTGTCACCTTTGACGATGACATCTGTGCCACTGCCAAGGGCTACGAGTTCCTGACGGAATACCATCTACGCAATGGCTGAAAACATTCGGAATATCAAGCTCCGGTTAAACCTCGACAAGCCGGAGGCCAGGAGAGCCAACGAGATTTTGAGTAACAGCGGGCAATCCATGAGCCAGTATATCATTGCGGCGGTGAATGCCTACGGGAGCTACCTGGACGAGGATGAAGCGAAGCGGCACTTTGTTCAGCAGGTCAATGATTCTCTGCGAAAGACGTTGCTGGAAGTATTAGGGAATGCCATTGCCCAAACTGTTCCAGTGGAAGCCGCACCGGAAGCTTCGTCCGGGAATCAAAAGGCTATGGAAAGAAGTGCAGAAAAGGCTGGGAATTTTCTAAAAACCTTCTTCTGACTGCAAGAATCTCCGAAAATTGCAGGCAAATGGCAAAAATTGGCTGCAAATCCTGTAGCTTTTTGACAGCAGACGAAAGGCAGATGAGAATGCCATATTTCATCCTGCTGTCAGGAAAATAGTGAAATTGGGAGCAGTCGGTGTAAATGACCCCCGTCATCCTCGTTTCCCAGTGGAACGCACAGTGTCCGGCCTGTGTGTTCCATTTTATCACCAGAGGACGAGAGTCAAGAGGTACGGAAAAGGTATGTCCTTAAAGATAGCGAGCATCGGATTTGTTGGCACAAATCCAGAATCCACACCACTTCCGGGTGTGGACTATTCCAAAAATCAGGAGGTATATGAAGAAAAACGACACAAGGCTTCAATTGCGGTTGAGCCTAAAAGAGAAAGAAAAAATTGAACGTAATGCCCAGCGTTGCGGTATGAGTGTATCCGGGTATGTCCGGCAATGCTGTCTGGGCCGGGAACCGAGAAGCAAGCCGCCGGATGTATTCTGGGAGTTGCTGGAGGAACTGTACGCTATAGCGGCATTTCTCCCGATGTCGGAACAGCAGTGGCTTTCTGGGCTGATTCTGCGGCTACAGGAGGCGGTGTAGATGGCGACTACAAAGCTATGGCATATCCAGGGGCGGTTAAAAGACTTGGTAGATTATGTGGAAAACCCGGAAAAGACGGTGAAGCCGGGATTGCAGGATTTCTTCAATGTGTTCTCTTACACCCAAAATCCAGCCAAGACAGCAGGCGACCAATTTGTCACCGCCGTCAACTGCCAGAAAGACATAGCCTTGCAGCAGATGATCCTGACGAAACAACGCTACGGCAAGGAGGATGGTTATATTGCCTGGCACGGCTACCAGAGCTTCAAACCCGGAGAGGTCACGCCAGAACAGTGTCATGCGTTAGGCGTGGAACTGGCAAGGCAGATGTGGGGAGACCGGTTTCAGGTCATTGTCACCACCCATCTGGACAAGGAGCATCTGCATAACCACTTTTGCATCAACTCCGTGTCCTTCAAGGATGGTGGCAAGTACAATTTCTCAAAGAAAGAGTTAAAGCGTCTGCGGGATACCTCTGACCGCCTGTGCCGGGAGCATGGTCTATCAGTGGTGGAGCATCCCCGCAAAGCCCCATCCCGGCAAGTGTGGTTGGATGAACAGGCAGGAAAACCCACCCGGTACAACATCTACCGGGCGGATATCCAGAAAGCCATCGACTGTAATGCCACCGGGAAACAGGTCGTACAGCACTTGCGGAAGATGGGATACATTGTAGATACCGGAGGAGTGAATCTGAAAATCCGCTTGCCCCAGTATCCGCATTTTACCCGACTGGACACGCTGAATCCCCAGTGGACAAACCAGGGAATCGAGCGATTGATTTATGACCGAGACGACCTGATTTCTAGCCGCTCCAAGCCACCTCGCAAGCCGGATATACCGGATTGGTTAAGAGATGCCTACCAGCCCAAAAAGCGCACTACCAAAATCTACCGGCTGTATCTCTACTACTGCTATCAGCTGGGAATCCTGCCCAAAGGCACGACTTACCACCCGGTAAGCCCCCAACTTCGGGCTGACCTCCGGCACCTGGACGATATAGACCGACAGACCCGGTATCTTGCCAGTCGCAAGATTGAAACTGTGGAAGAACTGTTGGCAGATCGCTCCGAAAAAGAATCGCAGCTGGAAGCGTTGACCGCCCAACGCACCAAGCTCCAGAACAAAATCCGCCGTGCTTCCCCGGAACAAAAGGTAATTCTTCGCAAGGAGAAAGCAGATGTTACTGCCCAAATTACAGCCCTGCGCAAGGTCATTCGGGACAGTAAGGAAATCGAACAGCGTTCCCTGGAAATTCAGGATACGCTGGATCGTGCTTTTGAAGCGGAGCATACCCGGCACGAGGAAAGCAAAAGAATGGAGGTGAATCGAAATCGAGGACGATAAACAGCCTGCATGGTTTTCCGGCGATAGGCTGAATGAAGTCCTGTTCTGCCAGGAGTTCTTGCAAACGCACCCCATGGTAAGTCTGGGCGGCAGCTTCTTTACAAAAGATGCTATTGTGCCGGATGAAGTCCTGCTGAAAAAGCAAATCTATGAGGAACTGAAAGCTTTTGTCACCGCTGGGCTTTCCAAAAAAGTGTCCGGGTTGTTGGAGGTTCTGCGGATGGAATGCTGTGTGGAATCCCTGCCTATCCAGGAGGATCGCATTCATGTGGAGAACGGAACGCTGTATTTGGACGGCAGCTTTTCAGAAGAAAAGTCGTTTTGCCGAAACCGTCTCCCCGTGCGCTACAATCCCAATGCCGGGAAACCGGTGCAATGGAAAGCCATCCCTTCGTTGCCGTGCTGCTGGACATGGGCCTTGGCAAAACGAGCATCACACTGACCGCTGTTGCAGACCTGCTGTTCGACAGCTTCGAGGTTCACAAGGTGCTGGTCATTGCTCCGCTTCGAGTAGCCCGTGACACTTGGAGCGCAGAGCTTCAAAAGTGGGACCAGCTTCACCACCTGACCTATTCGGTGGCGGTCGGAAGCGAGGCTGAGCGAAAAGCGGCCCTGACGAAGAAAGCCGATATTTACATCATCAACCGTGAGAACGTCCAGTGGCTCATTGAGAAAAGCAAGCTCCCGTTTGACTACGACATGATCGTAGTTGACGAGCTTTCTTCCTTCAAAAACCACCAGTCAAAACGCTTCAAGGCCCTGATGCAGGTACGGCCCAGAATCAAGCGTGTCGTTGGGCTCACCGGCACTCCGGCCAGCAACGGACTGATGGATCTGTGGGCAGAGTTCAAGGTCATTGACATGGGAAAACGCCTTGGTCGGTTCATTACCTATTATCGGCAGGAGTATTTCGTGCCGGACGCCATGAACGGCCAGATCGTTTACAGCTACCGTCCGAAACCCGGTGCCGAGCAAGCCATATACCGGAAAATCTCGGATATCACCATTTCGATGAAATCCACGGACCACCTGAAGATGCCGGAACTCATATCCAGCGAATACAAGGTCTATCTCAGTCCCAATGAGCAGGACGCCTACGACGAGATGAAAAAACAGTTCATTCTGGACCTGCCCGATGGTGAAATATCCGCTGCTAATGCTGCAGCCCTCTCCGGCAAGCTCTCCCAGATGGCCAATGGTGCCATTTACGACGATGCCGGGAATACGGTCCCCATTCACGAGCAGAAGCTGGACGCTCTGGAGGACATTATCGAGTCGGCAAACGGCAAGCCTCTTCTGGTGGCCTATTGGTACCAGCATGATCTGGAGCGGATCATGAAACGGCTGCATGATCGCCATATCCCGTTTTCCAAGCTGGACAAAGCCGACAGTATCCGCAGATGGAACAACGGCGAAATCCCGGTAGCCCTGATTCACCCGGCTTCTGCGGGACACGGCCTCAATCTTCAGACCGGCGGCAACACCATCGTCTGGTTCGGCCTCACATGGTCCTTGGAGCTCTATTCCCAGACCATGGCCTTACGATTGAGATCCCGCTCGAAAAGGTCTCGGTCGGAAACCTCACCAAGCTACTGGACGCAAAAGGCGAGCTGATCAAAAAGGCCCTCGGCGTCGAGGACATCCGCATTGAGCTCAAGGAAGATCGCATCGCCTTCCCATGGTTTAAAGAGCTGCCCTCTCCCGAAGAGATCAAAGCCTACTCGCACTTCATCGCAGCCTTGTGTGAGATGGCACTAAACCAGAAGCGTATCACCGCTAAGGAAAAGCCGGTCGACAACGACAAGTACGCATTCCGCTGCTTCCTTTTGAGGCTGGGCTTCATCGGTGAGGACTACAAGGCCGAGCGCAAAATCCTGCTCCGCAACCTCTCCGGCTCCTCGGCCTTCAAGAGCGGCGCAAAGAAAACAGAGGTGAAATCATGCGAGTGATTTCAAAAGCGGCCCTTGAGGGCTTACGTCGCCGGTACAAGCCCGGTACACGAGTGGAGCTCTTGCAGATGGACGATGTTCAGGCTCCTCCCATCGAGACGAAAGGGACGGTCCTCGGCGTGGACGACATCGGTTCCATCATGGTCGCATGGGACAATGGCTCCGGCCTGTCAGTCGCATACGGCGCAGACCTTTGCAGGGTGGTGAGCGGCGATGAATGAGACGATCAAAAAGCAGATCCGGGACACCGGCCTGACGAATATGTTTGATACAAACATGGTGCAGCGGCTGGCCTACGAGCGAGACTTCTATGAGCTGGTGGTTTTCATCGAGGAACATCGCAAGGAATATGTGCATTTCATCCTCTACGGAGAGGCATAAAGTACACAATTCCAAGCCCGAATCTTTGTGTAGAATACTTCGGTTTATATCGCAGAAATGACTTGCTATTTCAGGCGTTTAGAGTGATATATACACTACCGAAAGGAAATACACACAAACGGAGGAAACCACGATGCGTTATATCGACCACACCAACTGCAAGACAGCCTTTGAAAAGGGCGAAGACCACGAGATCCAGAGCCTTGGGAAGCTCACCCGCACGGCCACCAAGATTGCCGAAGCAAATGGCCTCGGAGTTCTGAAGAACCGTCAGGGCTACTACAGGATCATCAAGAAGAGCGGCCTCGGAGCCTACGGAGACGTCCTTTCCAGCCTCGCTGAGGTTGACGCCTTCTTCAAGAACCTCGACAGCCACAAGGCCACGAAATATTAAGGAGGGACCGACGATGATTAGACTGGAAAAGTTTTACGATCTGATCGGCCGCAATGCCACGGTGACGCTGACAAACCGCCAGCTCAACACCACCTTCTTTGAGGGCAGCATGCGAGACATTCCGGACCATTTCAGCAACTGCATAGTCGAAGACTTCTGCGTATCCAACACCGGCGACTTCCTTTTCAAGATCAAAGTCAACCCGGCCCCCGCAAACGAGGAAAAACGCCTCTGGCACGAAGGCAGCCTACGGGTCCACGGCAGCATCTTCCATTACTGGTTCAAGCAGTACGACGAAGGCTCCGAGTTCGGAATCGACGGCGGCAGGATTTCCAAGCTGATGCTTAAGCGCAATGGCGAGATCGTTTGCAACTACGACAGGGGCTGGGATGTTCAGCCGGTCGACGAAGACACTCAATTTGCCTACGAAATATTGGTACATACCGAAAACTTCTAAACCACGGTAAAGTAAATACCCTTGGGACATGAGCCGCTCGGCTCTGTTCCTCGTTATGACGGTCGCTTCAGGCGGCTATTTTTTATGCCTTTTTGGAGGTGATAACACTTGAGGCGAATGAAAAAATACACACCGACGAAGTTCAAGGTAAAAGACTCCGTCTATGACAAGGCCAAGGCTGACTACGCTGTCTCGTTCATCGAGTGCCTCTGTCACACCAAAGGTACATGGGCAGGAAAACCCTTCACGCTGATCGACTGGCAGGAGCAGATTATCCGGGACATCTTCGGAATCATCAAGCCCAACGGATACCGGCAGTTCAACACCGCCTACATTGAGATACCCAAGAAGATGGGTAAATCGGAGCTTGCGGCTGCGGTCGCACTTCTGCTCACATGCGGCGACGGTGAGGAACGTGCGGAGGTCTACGGCTGCGCTGCGGACAGACAGCAAGCATCGATTGTTTTTGAGGTCGCAGCCGATATGGTCCGAATGTGTCCGGCCCTCAACCGTAGGGTCAAAATCCTGACGGCCACAAAGCGGATCGTGTACCTGCCGACAAACAGTTTCTATCAGGTGCTGTCAGCAGAAGCATACTCGAAGCACGGCTTTAACATCCACGGCGTGGTGTTCGATGAGCTGCACACCCAGCCCAACCGGAAGCTCTTTGATGTTATGACCAAGGGCTCCGGTGATGCTCGTATGCAGCCGCTTTACTTCCTTATAACCACAGCGGGTACGGACACCAAATCTATCTGCTACGAGACGCACCAGAAAGCGAAGGACATCATCGAAGGCCGCAAGATTGACCCCACATTCTATCCGGTTATCTACGGGGCCGATGAGGACGACGACTGGACGGACCCGAAGGTCTGGAAGAAAGCAAACCCCTCGCTCGGCATCACGGTCGGCATTGACAAGGTAAAGGCCGCCTGTGAGTCTGCAAAGCAAAACCCTGCCGAGGAGAACTCCTTCCGGCAGCTAAGGCTCAACCAGTGGGTCAAACAGGCTGTGCGCTGGATGCCGATGGAAAAATGGGACCGCTGCGCTTTTGCTACAAACGAAGATGACCTCGAAGGCCGTGTCTGCTATGGTGGACTGGACCTTTCGTCTACCACAGATATTACCGCTTTCGTGCTGGTCTTTCCTCCGCTGGACGAGGACGACAAGTACATGATCCTGCCGTATTTCTGGATACCAGAAGAAAACATCGACCAGAGGGTCAACAGGGATCACATCCCTTACGATGTGTGGGAACGACAAGGTTTCCTGCAAACCACCGATGGCAACGTGGTCCATTATGGATATATCGAAAAGTTCATCGAACGGCTTGGCGAACGGTTCAACATCCGTGAGATCGCCTTCGACCGCTGGGGAGCCGTGCAGATGGTCCAGAACCTTGAGGGTATGGGCTTCACGGTCGTCCCCTTCGGACAGGGCTTTAAGGATATGAGCCCTCCGACCAAAGAGCTGATGAAGCTGGTCTTGGAAGAGCGCATCGCCCACGGCGGACATCCGGTGCTTCGCTGGATGATGGACAATATTTATGTGCGGACTGATCCCGCCGGTAACATCAAGCCGGACAAGGAAAAGTCTACAGAGAAAATCGACGGTGCCGTGGCAACTGTCATGGCCTTGGACCGTGCCATCCGGTGCGGCAACGATACGACCGAGAGCGTCTATGACACTCGTGGTCTTTTATTTTTATGAAAGGACGGTGATGTGATATGGGTATTTTCAGTGGACTATTCAAATCCAGAGACAAGCCCACCGACAGCACAGTCGGCTCTCGCTACACCTTTTACATGGGTGGCAGCACCTCCGGAAAAACGGTAACAGAACGCAGTGCCATGCAGATGACTGCGGTTTACTCCTGCGTCCGTATTCTGGCCGAAGCTATCGCAGGGCTCCCGCTTCATGTTTACCGATACAACAGCGACGGCGGCAAGGCAATGGCGCTCGACCATCCGCTCTACCGCTTGCTCCACGATGAGCCGAACCCGGAGATGAGTTCTTTCGTGTTCCGGGAAACCCTCATGACGCACCTTCTCCTCTGGGGGAACGCTTACGCGCAAATCATCCGCAACGGTAAAAATGAAATCGTTGCTTTGTATCCGCTTATGCCCAACAAGATGTCGGTGGACAGAGATGAAAGTGGGCATTTGTATTACACCTATTATCGTGGCTCAGATGAAGCCATCAAAAACAAGGAGTTCGCCGTAACGCTGCAGCCATCGGATGTGCTGCACATTCCCGGCTTGGGTTTTGACGGTCTGGTCGGTTACAGTCCCATCGCTATGGCGAAGAACGCCATTGGCATGGCGATCGCCTGCGAGGAGTACGGCGCGAAGTTCTTCGCCAATGGTGCCGCTCCGGGCGGTGTGCTGGAACACCCCGGCACGATCAAAGATCCGCAGCGTGTGCGAGAGAGCTGGCAGTCCACCTTCGGCGGCAGCGGCAATGCAAACAAAATTGCCGTATTGGAAGAAGGCATGAAGTACACGCCCATCGGTATCTCGCCGGAGCAGGCGCAGTTTCTTGAAACACGCAAATTCCAAATCAATGAAATCGCTCGAATTTTCCGAGTCCCGCCCCACATGGTCGGCGACCTGGAAAAGTCGAGCTTTTCTAATATTGAGCAGCAGTCCTTGGAGTTCGTGAAGTACACCCTTGACCCCTGGGTCATCCGCTGGGAGCAGTCCATTCAGCGGTCACTCCTTTCGCGGGACGAAAAAGCCGTGTATTTCGTGAAGTTCAATCTGGAAGGCTTGCTTCGCGGCGATTACCAGAGCCGCATGAACGGGTACGCCATCGGCCGCCAGAACGGCTGGATGTCCGCAAACGACATCCGGGAGCTGGAAAACCTCGACCGCATCCCGGCAGAGGACGGCGGCGACTTGTACCTCATTAACGGCAATATGCTCCCACTGAAGAATGCGGGTGCTTTTGCAGATACACCTACCGATGACGGAAAGGAGGAAAAAACCGATGAAGAAATTTTGGAATTGGAAGAGCCGAACTGTGACGAACTCGGAGACGCAGGAACAGACACAGGAAAGAACCCTGTTCCTGAACGGGACCATCGCCGAGGAAAGCTGGTTTGACGATGATGTCACCCCGCAGCTTTTCAAGGACGAGCTCATGTCCGGCAGCGGAAATATTACCGTGTGGATCAACTCTCCCGGCGGCGACTGCGTGGCTGCAGCGCAAATCTACAATATGCTCATGGACTACAAGGGTGATGTGACCGTGAAAATCGATGGCATTGCGGCATCCGCAGCGTCCGTCATCGCTATGGCAGGCACGAAGGTGCTGGTATCTCCCGTGTCCATGCTTATGATCCACAACCCCATGACGGCGGCATTCGGCAATTCGGACGAGATGCAGAAAGCTATCAAAATGCTCGGTAGCGTCAAGGATTCCATTATCAACGCCTATGAGATCAAGACGGGGCTTTCCCGTGCCAAGCTCTCGCACCTCATGGATGCCGAAACTTGGATGGACGCAAACAAGGCTGTGGAACTCGGCTTTGCGGACGAAATCATGCAGAGAAACTCGGAATCCGAAGAGGTACCCACGCCTGCCGTTTCCATGCTGTATTCCAAGGCAAATGTGGTGAACTCTCTCATGGAGAAGATCGCCGCAAAGTGCGCCATTGAACCCAAACCCGCCGTGCCGGAGCGCACGGGACGCTCTGTAGATGAACTCAGAGCCAAGCTGAACACCATCAAAAACTACATTTAATATGGAGGTATTTCAATATGACTATCGTTGAACTGCGCGAAAAGCGCGCCAAGCTGTGGGCTACGATGGAGGGCTTCCTTGACACCCACCGCGACCGAAAAGGCGTTCTGTCTGCCGAGGACGATGCCGTTTACGCCAATATGGAGAAGGAACTGAACGATCTCACCAATGAGGTCAGACGCATGGAGCGCCGCGACGCTATTGCCGCAGAGCTTGCCAAACCCGTATCCTCTCCTATCACCGAGCAGCCCCAGAAAGCAACCGCCGAAGCCAAGACCGGCAGAGCGTCTAACGCCTACCGCGAGGACTTTGGTCTGCATCTGCGCGGCAAACGTATGCTCCACAATGTGCTCTCCGAGGGCGTGGACGCCAACGGCGGCTATCTCGTCCCCACGGAGTTTGAGAAGTTCATCGTGGACACGCTCAAGGAGGAAAATGTGATGCGCCGTCTGTGCAAGGTCATCACTACCGATAACGAGCGTAAGATCCCCGTTGCAGCGACCCATTCCATCGCTGCGTGGACTGCTGAAAATGCTGCCTACACCGAGAGCAATCCCACCTTCGCACAGAAGACCATTGATGCCTACAAGCTGACCGACCTTGTGAAGGTAAGCATTGAGCTTCTGGACGACAGTGCCTTCGATCTGGAAGAGTACATCGCCCGTGAGTTTGCCTACGCCTTCGGTGCTGCCGAGGAACAGGCATTCTGCGTCGGCACCGGTACGGGTCAGCCCACCGGCCTGTTCACCACCAACGGTGGCACGGTCGGCGTTACCGCAGCCAGTGCGACCGCCGTCACCACCGACGAGGTGATTTCCCTTATCTATGCACTGAAAGCACCGTACCGCAAGAACGCCAAGTTCCTGATGAACGATGCTACTGTTTCCGCACTTCGTAAGCTGAAGGATTCCAACGGTCAGTATCTGTGGCAGCCCTCCCTGCAGGCGGGTCAGCCGGACAGACTGCTCGGTTACGAGATTTACACCAGCCCGTATGCTCCCACGCTGGCGGCAGGTGCGCTCTCCATTGCCTTCGGCGATTTCCAGAGCTATTGGATCGCTGACCGCACCGGCAGAACCGTTCAGCGTCTGAACGAGCTGTATTCCACCAACGGTCAGGTCGGCTTTGTTGCCACCGAGCGTGTGGACGGCAAGATCATCCTGCCGGAGGGTATCCAGCTTCTGAAGATGAAGGCGTCTTGATGAAAGGAGGCGGCGGTGATGGACGAGCTTCTTTCCAAAGTAAAAGCCAACCTTATCCTGGAACATACGGCGGATGATATCTTGCTGAAAAGCTACATCACCGCCGCTGTTTCTTACGCCGAAAGCTACCAGCACATCCCGGAGGGGTTCTATAAGGAGAATCCCATGCCAGCCACCACAGAGCAAGCCGTTATCATGCTGTCGTCCCACTTCTACGAAAGCCGGGACGGCAGCACAGGCGGCTTTTTTGCGGATAACACCGGAGCGGCACAACAGGTGTGGAACACGGTCAATCTGCTGCTCCGCTTGGATAGGCGGTGGCAGGTATGAGTTTCGGAAAGATGAGCGGCTTTGCCGACATCGTGAAAAACCGTCAAGTCAAGGACAGCGAGGGCTTTACCCATTCCGAGAATGAAGTCCTCGCTTCCGTCCGTGTGTACCGGGAAGGTCGGCACGGTTCACAGCGTTGGGCAAACCTCGCCGCATTCAGCGAAGCGACCGACCTGTTCCGTTTTCGGCGTATTCCGGGGCTGACGGTTACTACCGACCAGTTTCTCATCTGCGATGATTGTCGCTACGATATTGTGTCCGTGGAGAATGTAAAGGGTCGTGGAATGTACATCGAGGTACTGGCGAAAAAGGAGGTGCCGACCATTGGCTAAGTGCGACATGAAAATGCCGGAGGATTTCCTTCTGAAGATTTCCAAGCTCGGCAGCAACTTTGACAGCGTGGCGGATACCGTCCTGCAGGCCGGTGGTGAGGTCGTGCTGAAGAGAGTCAAGAGCAATCTTTCCTCCGTTATCGGCAGAGGGACAAAGTTCAAATCCCGCACCACGGGCGAACTGGAGGGCGCACTCGGCCTTTCTCCCTCCAAGCTGAACCGGGACGGTAACCACGACATCAAGGTCGGCTTCGCAGAACCCCGCTCGGACGGCAGCAGCAATGCCAAGCTGGCCAACATCATCGAATACGGCAAGCACGGTCAGCCTGCAAAGCCGTTTCTGAAGCCTGCGAAAACGGCATCCCGGCAGGAATGCATCGATGCCATGACCAAGGCGCTGGATGAGGAGGTGGAAAAGCTGTGAGTCTTCTATCCGATTTACAAACCATCGCCGAGCATTGCGGTGTTCCAGTGGAAACGGGTGTGTTCTCCGGCAAAGCACCGGACACCTATCTGGTGATTACGCCGCTGTCGGACAGCTTTGAGCTTCACGCCGACAACACCCCCGGCTGCGAAATGCAGGAGGCACGGCTGTCCCTCTTCACAAAGGACAGTTACACCAAACTGAAAAATGACCTTGTCCGTGCCTTGCTGGGTGCGGATTTCTATATTACCGACCGCCGGTACATCGGCTTTGAGGCCGAAACCGGCTACCATCACTACGCCATTGATGTGGCGCAAATCTACGAACTGGATGAATGAATCATGGCAACGATCGGTCTTGACAGACTGTATTACGCAAAAATCACCGAGAACGACGCCGGTGAGGAAACCTACGGTACGCCGACCCAGCTTGCCAAAGCCATCTCCGCTGACCTTTCGGTGGAACTGGCAGAGGCGACGCTATACGCCGACGACGGTGCTTCGGAGATCGTGAAGGAATTCAAATCCGGCACACTCTCCCTTGGCATTGACGATATCGGCTCTGCGGCGGCATCCGACCTCACGGGTGCAACCATCGACAAAAACAAGGTGCTCATTTCCGCATCCGAGGACGGCGGCGACCCTGTGGCGGTGGGTTTCCGCGCCAAGAAGTCCAACGGCAAGTACAAGTATTACTGGCTGTACCGAGTGAAATTCGGTATTCCGGCGACGAACCTTGCCACCAAGGGCGACAGCATTACCTTTTCTACGCCGACCATTGAGGGCACTATTCTGCGCCGCAACAAGGCAGACGCAGGCGGCAAGCACCCGTGGAAAGCGGAGGCACTGGAGGGCGATGTGACCGCTGCGACTATTACGAACTGGTATAAGGAAGTCTATGAGCCGACCTATACCACGACACCCGAAAAACAGGGTTAACGGAGGTAACACACAATGGATAACGAAAGAACCGCAGTCATCACCATCGGTGACGAGGAATATACGCTGCTCCTTACGACCAAGGCTACCAAGGAGATCGCCGGTCGATACGGCGGTCTGGAAAACCTCGGTGAGAAGCTGATGAAGTCAGAGAACTTTGAAATGGCTATCGGCGAGATCGTGTGGCTCATCACGCTTCTGGCAAATCAGAGTATCCTCATCCACAACCTCAAGGATAAGGAGCACCCCAAGGAGCCGCTCACCGAGGATGTGGTGGAGCTTCTGACCACGCCACTTGATCTCGCCGGATACAAAACCGCTATTACGGAAGCGCTCTACAAGGGCACCAAGCGGAATGTGGAAAGTGAGAAAGACGCAAAAAACGCACCAGTCGGGTAACGGTCTCCGATGCGGAGCTGTTTACCCGGCTTCTCTATTACGGCCTTGCCCACCTGCATCTCAGCCAGGATGAGGTGTGGCTGATGCCGTTCGGTCTGCTGCTGGATCTGTGGGAGTGCCACAAACAGCATAACGGGCAGGCTGTTCCTGCTCACGAACACTACATTGACGATATTATCCCGGATGGCATTTAAGGAGGTGACGGTACATGGCAGACAGTTTCGGACTGAAGATCGGTCTTGAGGGTGAAAAAGAGTTCAAAAAAGCACTGGCGGACATCAACCAGTCCTTCAAGGTGCTCGGCTCCGAAATGAAGCTTGCCACCTCTCAGTTTGATAAAAACGATAAATCCGTGGAGGCTCTCGCCGCACGGAATAAGATGCTGCGAAAAGAGATCGATGAGCAGACTACAAAAATCGATACCCTTCGCAAGGCCCTGCAGAATGCCGCCACCTCTTTCGGAGAGAATGACCGTCGCACCCAGAACTGGCAGATCCAACTCAACAATGCCGAAGCCGCCCTCAATGACATGAACCGGGAGCTGGACGAGAACGAAAAAGCCATCAAGGAGGGCGGCAAAGCCGCAGAGGAATCCGGCAGTAAGTTTGAAGGCTTCGGCAAGGTTCTCAAAACCGTAGGTGTGGCACTCGGTGCTGTGGCTGTTGCCGCAGGTGCCGCCGCCGTAAAGCTCGGCAAAGAAGTCATCGCCGCCTATGCTGACTACGAGCAGTTGGTCGGCGGTGTTGACACTCTGTTCAAGGACTCCTCGCAGGAAATCCAGCGGTACGCCGCCAATGCATACAAAACGGCCGGTCTTTCCGCCAACGAGTACATGGAGACGGTCACGGGCTTTTCCGCAAGCCTGATCCAGTCTCTCGGCGGCGATACAGAAAAAGCCGCAAAATATGCGGATATGGCGATTACGGATATGTCCGACAACGCCAATAAGATGGGCACGGATATGTCCTCCATTCAGAATGCCTACCAGGGCTTTGCCAAGCAGAACTACACGATGCTCGACAACCTCAAGCTGGGCTACGGCGGCACAAAGCAGGAAATGGAGCGCTTGCTTGCCGATGCGGAGAAGATATCCGGTGTCAAGTACGACATTTCCTCCTACGCAGATGTGGTGGAAGCCATTCACGTCATGCAGGAAAGTATGGATATTGCGGGTACGACCGCCAAGGAAGCGGAAGCCACCATTTCCGGCTCTGTCAATGCACTGAAATCCGCCGTGTCGAACCTCATTGTGGGCTTCGGCGATGCGGACACTGACATGGAGCTGCTGTGCAACAACATGGTTGACGCCTTCAAGACCGTGGTGGCGAACATCACCCCGGTCATCGAGAACATCGTGGCGGCTCTGCCCACGGCGCTGGATGCCCTGCTGACGGCTGTGGGTGAACTGCTGCCCACACTGCTGGAGGCGGTCACCGAACTGTTCTCGCAGGTGCTGGAAACGCTTCTATCCCTGCTTCCGCAGCTTATCCCGGCGGCGGTGTCCGCGCTCATGACCATCGTGAATACGCTGATTGAGAATCTGCCCCTGCTTATTGAGGCTGCGGTTCAGTTGGTGTCCACGCTGGTGACCGGCATTGCGGATGCACTGCCCACGCTCATCCCGGCAGCGGTGCAGGCTATCGTTACCATCGTACAAGGTCTGGTGGACAGCCTGCCGATGCTCCTTGACGCAGCCTTACAGCTTATCACAGGACTGGCGCAAGGACTTCTCGATGCACTGCCCGTACTGATTGCTGCTCTGCCGGAGATCATCAACGGCATCATTACCTTCTTACTGGATTCGATTCCGCAGATCATTGAAACGGGCATTCAGCTTCTGACATCCTTGGTGGCTGCGTTGCCGGAGATCATTATGGCAATCGTGGAAGCCATCCCGAAAATCATTGACGGCATTATCAATGCTGTGCTGAATGCGATACCGCTCATTATTCAAGCGGGCATTGATTTGCTAATTTCCCTTATTCAAGCCCTGCCGCAGATCATCACGACTATCGTGCAGGCGATTCCGCAAATTATCTCCGGCATCGTCAATGCCCTCATCGGGAACATCGACAAGATCATCATGGCAGGTGTGCAGTTGTTCGTTGCGCTGATTGAAAACCTACCTACTATTATCGTGGAGATCGTCAAGGCGGTGCCGCAGATCATTGCGGGTATCGTGAAAGCCTTCGGTTCTCTGATGTATAAGATCGTAGAAATCGGCGGCAACATCGTCAAGGGACTGTGGAGCGGTATTACCCAGCTTGCCTCGTGGCTGTGGGATAAGGTGTCCGGGTGGATCTCCTCCATCTGGGACGGCATCTGCGATTTCTTCGGTATCCATTCGCCCTCGAAGGAGATGGCATGGGTCGGTGAAATGCTGGTCAAGGGTCTTGCAGGCTCCATTGACGACAACGGCGATGAAGCGGTCAAAGCCGCAGAAGGAATGGCGGAGGACATCAACGGTGTCATGGGCGACCTCGCTCACGATATGCAGACGGCTCTGCCCACCGACTTTGACGTGAACGGCTCGATCCGCTCTGCCGTGGACGGTCTGGTCGGCAAAGCGGCTTCCGCTTTCACCATTGCCCTGAACATCACGAATTTCAACAATTACAGCAGTGAGGACATCCGTCAGCTCACCAACGAAGTCATGGAAACGGCGAACCAGTTCGCCCAGCGGAAAGGAGTGGTATTCGCATGACCTATTTTACCTACAACGGCCGCAGTTCCGCTGAGTTCGGTCTGCATATCGAGAAGAAGGATGTGTTTTCCGCACCGGAGTATGATGCGGAGTTCATCTCCATTCCCGGCAGAAGCGGTGACATCATCAATCCCAACCGCCGATTTTCCAACATCAAAGTGACCTACACGGTGTTTCTCGCACGGAAGAACGTAGCCGCCCTTGCATCCGACCTGCGGGACATCAAGGGCTGGCTGTATTCCGAGCCGGACAAATACCATGAGATCACCGATTCCTACGATGTAGAATATTTCCGATATGGCGTTATTTCCGGCAATCTGGACATTGAGGAGCAGCTGAACAAGGTCGGCAGTTTTACCGTGATCTTCAACTGCAAGCCGTATAAATACAGCTTTACAGGACAGGAGACGGTGGCGGCTGACGCTTCCGAACTGACGATTACCAATCCGACCGCTTTTGAGAGCCGACCGTACATCAAGCTATACGGCAGCGGTACGGTGACGCTGCTGATACAACCCCAAGGACGGGGCATGATGATTTCCGACTTGGACGAGTATATTGAGATCGACAGTGATCTGATGAACTGCTTCAAAGGCACCGTCCTCAAAAATGACACCGTCAAAGGTGCGGAATATCCGGTTTTCAAGTCGGGTGTTTGCACCATCAACTGTACCGGCGATGTAACGAGGATTGAAGTCATTCCGAGGTGGTGCTGTCTATGATCCCTGTACTCTACGCCGCAAATACTGCGGATTTTTCCTCATTTGGTCTCGGTGTGCTGACGGACACCATTTCCTGCGAAGTCACCGAGGAAAGAAACGGCATATTCGAGTGCTTACTCAAATACCCGGTGAGCGGTCAGCACTATGGGCTTATCACCAAGGAGTGCATTATCAAGGCAAAGCCCAACGATACCGCCGCCGACCAGGCGTTCCGCATTTATCGCATCACGAAACCCTTAAACGGCATCGTCACCATCTACGGTCAGCACATCTCCTATGACCTTGCCAATGTGCCGGTGTTGCCTTTTTCGACCGAGAGTCGCTCTCCTCAGCTCATTCTCTCGCAGCTCCTTGCCGGAGATACACGCTTTACCGGCTGGACGGACTACTCGGATGCAAAGGCATTTTCCGTCGCCCAACCGAAAAGTGTCCGCGCCTGCCTCGGCGGTGCGGAAGGCTCCATGCTCTCCAAATGGCACGGTGAATTTGAGTGGGACAACTACACAGTGAAGTTCCATTCGCACCGCGGGCAAAAGACCGGCGTGGTCATTGAATACGGCAAGAACCTCACCGCATTGGAGCAGGACGAGGACAACAGCGGCGTGTATACCGCACTGCTCCCGTATGCCGTATACACACCGGAAGGCTCGGACACCGAAACGGTGGTCACGCTGCCGGAGGTCACGCTCCCCATTGTGACTTCGGAGATTGTCCGGGCGAAAACGCTCATCATGGATTTCTCCGACCAGTTTGATGGTGTTGTAACCGAGGAAGCCCTCAGAGCAAAAGCAAACAGTTACATCAAGGCAAATCCACTGCGTGCGACCATCCCCACGGTGAAGGTGTCCTTTGAGCCGCTCTGGAAACAGCCGGAGTATTCGGCACTCCTGGAGCGGGTCAACCTCTGCGATACCGTCACCATCCGGCACTCGCTTCTGGGTGTCAGCGTGTCGGCTATGGTCATCGAAACCGTATACGACACCCTCGCTGAGCGGTATAAGAGCATTTCCCTCGGTCAGAGCAAGTCCAGTATGATTACCACCATCTCCGAGGTGCAGTCCACGGTCGACAAGGTGGAATCCACGGTGGGACGCTTTCCAAAGCTGCTCCAGACCGCCATCGGCAAGGCCACCGGGCTTATCACCGGTCAGAGCGGCGGTTATGTGGTCATTCATACCACCGAGGAAAACGGACAGCCCTATGAGCTGCTCATTCTGGATGCACCCTCTATTGACGAAGCCGTGAATGTCTGGCGGTGGAATGTGGGTGGTCTGGGCTTTTCCCATAACGGCTACAACGGTCCCTACGAAACTGCCATCACGGCAGACGGACAGATCGTAGCAGACTTCATCACCTCCGGCAGCTTGGTGGCAAATATCATCAAAGCAGGCGTGATTCAGTCTCAGGACGGTTCGTCCTATTGGGATTTGGAGAGCGGCGAGGTGGTGATTCGCGGCTATGCATCTTCAGATGCCATTGAATCGGTCACGAGGGATATTGAGGGCTTGGACACGACTGTCTCCAATCACTCTGAGCGGCTGAGTGAATTTCAATCCTCTGTGGACGGTCTGAACAGCTATGTGTCCGGTATGACCGAAACGATACAGACACTGGGAGACTCTATCAACGGAGAACAGCAGAAAGTGCTGGAGATGCAGCAGCAGGTATCCGAGCTTCAGCATTCGGTGGAGGGACTGTCCGTTTCCGTGCAGGAGCAGTTTGCAGGCGGCATCAATTACATCAAAAACTCCGCAGGGCTTAACGGTATGACGGATGATTGGGTAACTACCGGCGTGGTGACCACGGATAATTCCACGGATGTGCAGAGCAACACCACCTCGGATTCCTGCTTTGCGCTGGGGGATACCTCCACGCTCATGCAGACTATTACGGGCGTGGTGCCGGGAGCGTATACCGTTTCCGTCCGGGCAAAGAAAACCAGTGCGGATTATACTTCATATTTCCGTGTGCAGTACAACGGCAATAAATATGCCTATCTGTTCAATACCACGGAAACCTTCGGCTGGACGGAGTATTCTGCCGTCATCGACGATGTGCAGGACGGCACAATCATCGTCTACGCCTACAACCGTCTGGCGACGCTATACCTCTCCGACCTCATCCTTGCCGAGGGCAATTCAGTTCATAAGTGGACGCCTGCACCAAACGAGATTTACACCACCGAGGTCAAGATTGACCGCCGGGGCATTGAGGTTTCCAACAACGAATCTGCCCAGCGGACGGTTATCAACAACACAGAGTTTTCCGGCTACTACAACGAGGAAAAGATATTCACCCTGAACAAGGATGAAACCGTTACGAAGAAAACCACGGTGGACGGTGAGCTTACCGTGGGTAAAACGAAGTTCGTTCCCATGCCCACGGCATCCGAGGGGCTGAACATTGTTATTCTGGACTAAGGAGGTGCGGCTATGGCTGTTTTTACAAGTGATTCTTATGACGGCAGATATATGCAGCTGAGTATTTCGGAAAGTACGGACGCTGTTTCCAACACCTCCACGCTCTACTGGACGCTCAGCTCCATCGGCGGCTCTTCAACTTACTACACCATTGACGCCACCACGGTGACCATCAACGGCGTCAATGTATATTACAAAGACAGGACTGCGTGGAGCGACCGCGTTTTTCCGGCGGCGAAAGGTTCTGTCAGCGGCAGTCTTGTTGTTCCGCATAACGGCGACGGCACAAAGACCGTGTCCGTGGTGTTCAGCACCCGTGTGTATATCTTCGGTTCGCTGGATTACGGCGGTTCCATGACGCTGACCAATATCGACCGCACCGCGCCGACGGTGTCCTGTTCTGTCAGTGCGATTACTGCCAGCGGCTTTACCCTCATGGCAAGCTCCTCTGCTGTAGCGGATATCTGGCAGTACAGCATAAACGGCGGTTCCAGCTGGACGCAGTTCTCTACGGTAGCCGCGACGAGCACCGGTGTGGCCGTTTCGGCTTTGCAACCCAACACGACCTACTCGATCAGAGTCCGGGCAAGAAAACGCTCCAACCAGGTATATGGGTATTCCGGCACAGTGAGCGTCAAAACCCTCGGTGGTGCGGCCGTCAACAGCTGCGACACGGTGATTGCCGATGCCGCAGCCGTTTCTTTGACAATGAGTGTAACTGTGTACAACGCCGCCTATTCCAACTATGTTACGATTAAAAGCGGCTCTGTTACCATCGTTTCATTTGCGGCGCAAAGCTGGGCGGTCGGTACAGCGAATAGAACGATCACACTGACCTCCGACCAGCGGACGGCGCTGCTGAACGCCATGTCGGAGGTGAAGTCCTTCGCGGCGACCGTGGAGCTGGTAACGAAGAACGGCACGGAGCAAATCGGCAATGCGTCTGCCTGCGCTTGTGTCATTCAGACCACGGAAGCAAACTCTACGCCGACCATGACCGTCTTTTCCGTTCGTGATAGCCGCACCACCACTGTTGCGGTGACGGGCAACAGCCAGCGGTTCATCCAAGGCTATTCCTATGTCTATGTCACGCCCGGAACGGCAACGGCGAAAAACGGTGCGTCCATCGTCAAATACGCCGCCACCTGTAACGGCGTGACCTATTCCAATACCACAGGCGATGCACTGAATCTCTACACGGTCAGCAAGTCCGGCACTCTGGATGTGGTGGTCACAGCGACAGACTCTCGCGGCTATACCGTCAGCATCATACGGCAGATTACGGTCATACCGTATGAAAAAACCAAGCTGTCGGAGATTTCCCTGCGCCGCACCAATGACATCGAAGCGGAGATGCAGCTTGTTTTCAAGGGCAGTATTTCGCCCATCACGGTGGACGGAGCGCAGAAAAACAGCCTGCTGTATGTGCAGTACCGCTACAAGCTGACCAGCGCGTCCAGCTACGGCAGCTACACCGCCATCACCGACGCAGTCACGCAAAGCGGCAGTGGCTTTTCCTTCTCCAATCTGGAGCTTTGCTCCCTGGACGCAAATTCAAGCTACGACTTCCACATCTACATCCGCGACCAGCTGAATACGCTCTCCGGCGTCAATTTGTATTTCACGGTGCCGCAAGGTACGCCGCTGGTGGCACTGCGAAAGAAGAAGGTCGGCATTAACACACCGACCCCGGATGCGGCGCTTCATGTGGTCGGTGACGGGCTCTTTGAGGGCAATGTCCGCATCGAGGGAACGCTGACACCGGACAAAATCGACTACACCTTTGAGAAGCCCTATTTCGGTATCTGCGAAACCGAAGCTGCGACGGCGGCAAAGGTAGTAACCTGCGATGAATTCGCTCTGAAAAAGGGTGCGCTCCTGGCCGTTCAGTTCACCTACGGCAACACCGGCTCCAGCCCGTCCATGAATGTAAACGGCACGGGAGCAAAGGCTATCTGCGGCACAAACGGATACTATGTATCTACGAATATGTGGACAGCCAAGCAGGTAGTGCTGTTTGTGTATAACGGCACTTGGTGGATCGCACTGTACTGCCTGAATGCCACGACCGCACGGTACGGCGTTACCATGCTGTCCAACAGCACATCTTCCACCAGCACAACCCTTGCCGCAACGCCCTATGCCGTAAAGCTGGCGTATGACCGAAACTCGTGGACGTCCATTTCGCTGACCAATGCGCTGGCGCTTGCCTACGGAGGTACGGGTTCAACGACGGCGGCAGGTGCGAGATCGAACCTTGGCATTGCCTGTACTTCGCTGTTCAACGGGACGCTGACCACGGGCAGCACGAGCTTCAACTATGGCTCATATAAAGCCTACGTCATCATCGGGCAACCATCGTCCAGCGGTTCCCGCGTTGCTACCATTGTTCCTGCGTCTCAGATTACGACCTCGGCGGTGGGATACCAGATTGCGGACGAAAGCTATTATTACTCCTTTAACCTCTACTATTCTGGCTCCACCTGCTACCTGGCATATAGGAACAGGAACAGCTCCGGTCAGATTTTGAGGGTGTTCGGCGTGAACTGAGGTGGACTTATGAAAGTAATATTGGACGATAAGGGCTTCATCGCCAGCTTTGCCCTTGAGGGTGAAATTACGGACGGCATTGAGTTGCCAACCCCAGAGGATATCGACCACTTCATGGAGCACTGGCAGTCCTACAGGTCGAAAGACGGCAAGGCGCTCTTTGATGAGGAGCAGGATACCGCTCTTGCCGTGGAATCCGAAAAGGAAGCCCTGCGGCAGCGGCGGCAGACGGAATGCTTCACCTTCGTCAACCGGGGGCAGCTTTGGTACGCCACGCTGTCCGTCAAACAGCTGGCGGAGCTGACAGCCTGGTATACCGCCTGGCTCAAGGTGACCGAAACAAAAACCATACCGGAAAGACCAGTATGGCTGAAATAAGGAATCAAGGCGCTCTGCGGAGTGCCTTTTTTCATACTCATTTTCAAATTTCAAAGGAGGACAAACAACATGAAAGAATTCTGGACGACCATTCAGGTGGTGTTCGCCGGAATCGGCGGCTGGCTGGGATGGTTCTTGGGAGGATGTGACGGCTTGCTTTATGCGCTTCTGGCTTTCGTAGTCATCGACTACATCACCGGCATCATGTGCGCTGTGGTGGATAAGAAGCTGTCCAGCGAAGTCGGGTTCAAGGGCATTTTCAAAAAGGTGCTCATCTTCGCCCTGGTCGGCATCGGGCATATTCTCGACACCCGTGTCATCGGCAGCGGCTCGGTGATGCGCACCGCCGTCATTTTCTTCTATTTGTCGAACGAGGGCGTGTCCCTGTTGGAAAACGCCGCATACCTGGGACTGCCCATCCCGCAGAAGCTGAAATCCGTGCTGGAGCAGCTTCATGACCGCAGTGAAAAGGAGGATGAATAATATGGCTTACACAAACAGTTCCCTGGTGTCCTACACCAAACTCAGCCCGAACCACTCCGGGCAGCGCACCCACAGCATTGACCGCATCACGCCCCACTGCGTAGTGGGTCAGTGCAGTGCGGAAACGCTGGGCAACATCTTTCTTCCTGCGTCCCGGCAGGCAAGCAGTAACTACGGCATTGGCGTGGACGGCAGGGTCGGGATGTATGTAGAAGAGAAAAACCGCTCTTGGTGCTCCTCTTCCGCAGTCAACGACCAGAGAGCTATCACCATCGAGTGTGCCAGCGACAACACCGAGCCTTACGCTTTCAAGGATGTGGTGTACAAGAGACTCATCGAGCTTTGCACCGACATCTGCAAGCGCAACGGCAAAACCAAGCTGCTCTGGCTCGGCGATAAGGCCAAGACGCTCAGCTATACCCCGAAATCCGATGAGATGGTTTTGACTGTCCACAGATGGTTTGCCAACAAGAGCTGCCCCGGTAACTGGATGTATGCCCGTATGGGCGATCTGGCATCCAAGGTCACGGCAGCTCTCGGCGGTGATGTAAAGCCTGCCGAACCCGCCAAGCCCACCGGGCCTATCAAGGTCGGTGACCTCGTGACCATCACGGGCAACACCTACTATAACGGCAAAGCCATTCCCGGCTGGGTGAAGAAGCTCCGCTGGTATGTGGTAGAGGTCAGCGGCGACCGCACGGTCATCAACAAGGACGAGTTCGGTAAGTACGCCATCATGTCGCCGGTCAAGACCTCTGCGCTCGCCGTGGCAGGCACGAAACCCTCCGAGGATTACCGCATCCACACCGCGGTGCATGGTGACACCCTCTGGGCAATCGCCAAGAAGTATCTCGGCAACGGCAGCCGCTATAAGGAAATCGTCAGCCTGAATGGGCTGAAAAGCGATGTCATCTACAGCGGCATGAAGCTGAAGATTCCGAACAAGTAGACCGAACCTCATCACACGCCCTCTGCGGATCATTCCGTGGAGGGCGTTATTTTTTTGCTCTTTTTTCGTTCAAGATGGCCATTTCCCTCCAGTGGGTAGTGAGAGGAACCCCTCTCGGACTGGAGGACAATCTCATGACAAATGAGCAAAGAGAAAAGATAACGGCCCTGCGGCATCAGGGCTTTGGATATACGGCCATCGCCAACAGCGTCGGACTGTCAAAGGACAGCGTCAAAGCATATTGTCGATCCCACGGTCTCGCCGGTGAAAAGGCAGAGAGCCACAGCCTTGCGGAGGTTCCCACGCAGCTTTGCCTGAACTGCGGCAAAACGCTGATCCAGTTCCCCGGACGGAAACAGAAGAAGTTCTGCTGCCCGGAGTGCCGGACGGCATGGTGGAACGCTCATCCGGAGGTCGTAGAGCAGAAGGCTGTTTATACCTTTAGCTGTCCGGAGTGCGGGAAAGAGTTCACTGCCTACGGAAACGCAAAGCGCAAATACTGCTCCCACGACTGCTATATTGTGGCCCGGTTCAAAGGCGGTGATGCCCGTTGAGCAAGGAGAAACTCCACAACGATATGCTTTATCACGCAGCTATTTCAATGGCGAAATCAATGCTCGAAAAGGGCTTGATCACCGAGGAGGAATACGCTGAAATTGATACAATCCTGCTCGAAAAATACCGACCATATTTGGGTACATTATTATCGGAAAACGCTTGATATTCCGGCCTTTTAGAGTGATATATAGACACTACCGGAAGGAGGAATTTCATTGAAAACAGTAGAGAAAATCGAGCGAAAACTGCCGGTTCTGAAAGCAAGAAAGCGAGTCGCTGCCTACGCCAGAGTGTCGATGGAATCCGAGCGGATGCAGCACTCGCTTTCTGCACAGGTGAGCTACTACAGCGCACTGATTCAGAAGAACCCAGAATGGGAATACGCTGGCGTTTTTGCGGATTACGGGATCTCCGGCACCGGCACCAAAAAGCGTGATGAGTTCAACCACATGCTGGCTGAGTGTGAAGCCGGAAACATCGACATAATCCTCACCAAGTCGATCCAGCGATTTGCGAGGAACACCGTGGACCTTCTGAACACGGTCCGGCACCTGAAGGAGCTCGGCATTGAGGTTCGCTTCGAGAAGGAAAAAATCAATTCCTTGAGCGGCGACGGAGAGCTGATGCTTTCCATCCTCGCTTCCTTTGCACAGGAAGAAAGCCGCAGCATTTCGGAGAACGTCAAGTGGGGTACGATCAAGCGGTTCAAGCAGGGCATTCCTAACGGCAAGTTCAGTATTTTCGGATATGAGTGGCAAGACGACAAGCTGGTCATCATACCGGAGGAAGCTGAGATCATCCGCTGGATGTATGCAGAGTACATGAAAGGTGCATCCCGAATTGAGATCGGCAGAGCCCTGATGGACCGAGGCATTTATACCCGGCAAGGAAAGCCGTGGGTGGATTCCAATGTAAAGGTTATCTTGACGAACATCACCTACACCGGGAACATGCTCTTCCAGAAGGAATACTGTGAAGACCCGATCACCAAGCACCGTAGGAAGAATTACGGCGAGATGCCACAGTATTTTGTCGAAGACACTCACGAGGCAATTATCCCGATGGACGAATGGCAAGCGGTACAGGCCGAGTTCAAGCGCAGACGGGACCTTGGTCCCTTCGGAAACAAGTCGCTGAAACTATCGGCTTTCTCCACGAAGATCACCTGTGGCTGCTGCCGAAAACACTATCGCCACAGTGGAAAACGGAATACCGCCGGTGAGGTTTACTACATCTGGATCTGTCAGACGAAAAGCCAGAAAGGTGTGTCGGCTTGCCCCTCGAAGAACATCCCGGAGAAGATGCTCCAGAATACCGCAGCGGAGGTGCTGGGCCTTGATGAGTTTGACGAGGACGTTTTCAGTCAGCAGATCGAGGAAGTCATCGTTATCGGAGACGATACCTTGACCTTCCGCTTTTACGACGGCCACGAGGTCACCACCAAATGGCAATCTACCGCCAAGACCGACTGGTGGACAGACGAGCGCAGAAAGCTCTGGGGAGAACGGCACAAGCGCAAGGATACCAATCCGAACCGGAATACCTTCTACGAGTTCACCGGATTCATAAAATGCGGCTGCTGCGGTGCCAATTACCGCTGCCAATCCGGAAAGCGTAAGGACGGCACTCCGACACGGTCTTGGTATTGCACCGGTCCACGTTCCGAATGTCGGAATCCGGCTATCAGGGACGAGACCATGAAGCGGCTGGTGACTGAGATCCTTGGCCTTGATGAGTTCGACGAGGCTGCGATGGACGCTCAGATTGAAAGCGCAACAATCCTCGACCACATGGTCACGTTCCATTTCAGGGACGGCCACATCGAATCCAGAGACTTCTTGGATAAGCGGCACGGCACCCCTTGGACCGAGGAACGGCGGGAAAAAGCAAAAAAATCCATGAAGGCCGCTTGGACAGACGAGCGCAGGGAGGCAATGAGTGAAAGAATCAAGAAAATAAGGAGCGAAAAGAAATGGCCAAATCCGTAACCACGATACCGGCGACGCTGTCACGCTTCACGGCGGCACCGATCAACAGCACTAAGAAGCGACGTGTGGCGGCCTACGCTCGTGTCAGCACCGACAACGAGGAGCAGCTGACCAGTTACGAAGCGCAGATTGACTACTACACGAATTACATCAATGGCCGGGATGATTGGGAGTTCGTCGGGGTATATCCTGACGAAGGCATCACCGGCACCAATACCAAAAAGCGTGAGCAGTTCAGGCAGATGGTTGCAGATGCCCTTGACGGCAAGATCGACCTGATTATCACGAAGTCGGTCAGCCGCTTTGCCAGAAACACAGTCGATAGCCTGACTACCATCCGGAAACTCAAGGAGCACAACGTCGAGGTCTATTTTGAAAAAGAAAACATCTGGACCTTCGACAGCAAGGGTGAACTTCTGCTGACGATCATGTCCTCGCTGGCGCAGGAAGAGTCCCGGTCCATTTCCGAGAACTGCACATGGGGCCAACGGAAGCGGTTTGCAGACGGCAAGGTCACGGTTCCGTTCAAGCGATTTCTGGGCTACGACATGGGGCCGGACCACAACCTCGTGGTAAACCCAGAACAGGCCAAGCTGGTCAAGCGCATCTACGGAATGTTCCTGCAAGGCCAGTCGCCATTCCAGATTGCCCGGACGCTGACCGAAGAAGGCATTCCTTCTCCCGGCGGCAAGGACCACTGGAACCCCAGCAACATCAAAAGCATTCTCACCAACGAAAAGTACAAGGGTGATGCGTTGCTGCAGAAGTCCTTCACTGTAGATTTTCTGACCAAGAAGAAAAAGACCAACGAGGGTGAAATCCCGCAGTACTACGTCAAGGACAACCACGAGGCCATTATCGATCCGGAGATCTTCGAGATAGTGCAGACGCTGATGACTACCCGCACCAAGGGCCGGAACCGCAAGAGCTCGGTCAGCATCTTTTCCAGTAAGGTCAAGTGCGGAGACTGCGGCAGCTGGTACGGGCCGAAGGTGTGGCACAGCAACGACCCCTACCGCAAGGTCATCTGGCAGTGCAACCACAAGTTCGACGGCCGAAAATGCACCACCCCCACGCTGAACGAAGAGCAGATCAAAGCCCTGTTCCTTAAGGCCGCCAACACGGTCATCGGTGCCAAAGAGCAGTTCATCGCGATCTTCGAGCGCACACTTGCTCCGGCTCTCGCAACGGACGAACTGGAGCGGGAACTTGCCGATCTGGAGGCGGAGATCAATATCGCCGCCGAACTGGTCGAGGAATGCATCCGTGAGAACGCCCACGTTGCCCTCGACCAGGCGGAGTACCAGAAACGCTACGACGGCCTTGCCTCGCGGTACGATAAAGCAAAAGACCGCCACGATGAGGTGACGGAGCTTATCGCCGAACGGATATCGCGCCGGAAGCGGATAGAGCTGTACTTCCGGGAACTTCGGAAACGGGAGCCGCTTGAGACCTTCCGCGATGAGGACTGGCTTTCGATGGTCGATCACATGACCGTTTACAGCAAGGACGGTATCCGCGTGACATTCAAGGATGGCACGGAAATCGAAACCTGAACCGCAAGAAAAAAGGAATGCCTCCGAACCATATCGGCTCGGAGGCTTTTTCGTTAGTCATCTTCCCAGATAAAGTTTACGTGGCCGCAGTGCGGACATTTCACATACCCGTCTGGATTGTTGCCGTTTTCCCACGGGGCTGTATATGATCCGCCGGTCATTTTTTGGCCACAGTTCTCGCAGGTTCTCTCGTTCTTCCTTGACCGAAACAGGACGTTTACAAGCTCTCCGTCGTCTTCGAGGAAAAAGCGATCTCTGCAATTTGCACAATTGAACCAACGCGACTTGTCAGGCCAGTCGCCCTTCATTCTCTTGCCACATTGCGGGCAGTTCATTACAACACCTCCTTACGCACAGTTTTTCACATAATCCCGGACATAGGTCTGGTGGTCGCCGAGGGTGATCCCCAGTGCCTCTGCAAGCGCTCTTTGCTCGTGGGAAGGCGTCCACGAAGCAGGCAGATTGCGGATATGACCGTTGACAGGGAAGGCTTCACCACCGTTGATTATCGCCAGGACGGGGCGCTGGGCTTCATGGACGACGTCCGTGACCGGGAGATCGACATGAATCTCAATGGGCTGCGGAGCAGGCTTCTGACCTTGGCGCAGCACCTTCATAGCCAGTTTGGTGACAGAATCCCAGTTCTTATACAGCAGGATGCCGCCAACCACCACCGCTACGCTCCCAGCAATCAAGACTCTCTTCTTGTTCCGCTGCCACCAGGTTCTCTGCTCGACATCGGGGATTTCATGGTTCTGCATAACACAGACCTCCAATTTCAAACTTGGGTGTTGACATTAATGTCCGCGCCCTGTATAATGCATTATAGGACATTAATGTCCGCAAGTCAACATTTTTCCCGTCAGTCGGGTGCGGTCATTTTTGCGTCATTTGTCCATGAGGAGGTAAGCAGATGGCAAACAAGGAAACGCCAAAGGTGCCCATCAACCGGGACCGGTTTTTTGAAGTTTTAAAGGCACGAGGCAGCAGTATCAGAAAACTTGGAGAAGCATATAACGAAATCCAAAGAACGGAGAAAACGATCCGTAGATGCTTGGACGAGGGGAAAATGCCGCCAGATCTTTTGGAGCGGATTGCCAGGTTTCTGAATGTCCACCCCGATTATCTGGCTGGTATTTATGACGAGAAGGCAGATCGCATAGAAGACGCCTATCTACGCCATATGTATTTAAAATGGGTTAAGCCAGAGAATTACCCGTATCTGCTCAAAGCACGGGAGGACATCGATTATTCGCGCTACTTTGAAGATATCCTTACCATGAATAATATTTCTATGGAGCAGTTCAAAACGCTTGACCCAGTTGAAAGGGTTCTGTTCCGGCAAGAACTCGTACTTGCAATACTTGAAGTAATTGCAAAGCACTTCAAAGTCGACTCTCTGGGCCGTGATATTGCCGAAGACCTGGATTACTGCAGGTCGTTCGTTGATGATTTCGACCCCTTTTCATATTTCGCTGAATTGGAAGGCATCGCCGTTGAAGACGATTTTGAGGGACCCTCCCCTGAAGAAATGGAGGAATTGTCCGAGATCGAGAAAAAGTGGGCTGAAAAATATCCACCTAAAAAATCGCAGGAATAATGAAGTACCTCCGAACCAATCACATCGGCTCGGAGGCACTTTTCGTTATTCGTTTTGTTTCGGGCAAATCCTCGGCAGCACTTCCAGGAAGTGTCGACCGATCTTCTCCGGGTCCATATCATTCGCCTCGCAGATGAAGCGGATGGTGTCCGGCAACAGAATGTGTCCCTTTGCTTTCTCTTCCTTGTACTTCATCCATTCCTCATATTCCTTGTTTGTGATCTGTTTCATGCTGCCACCTCCATATAACAAAAACAGCCGGGACACCCCGACTTCCACAACTTACCCCTCAAATGCCAACTTACCCCTCAAGCGGCAAAATCGGCGGACAAATAATTAAATTGTATCAATCTCGGTGTTTTCATATCAATGTAGATGCACTTCACCTTACCCTCATACCGGGGCAGCAGCGCCTTCAATGCCTCCAGATTATCACCCCGGATAATCATGTTGTCACTTTTCTCAGCGTTATAGGTATACTTCTCCTCCAGCACCCGGTATGGCACCTGCTGGTGGTGATTGATCACTTTCTCTTTTCCAATCCATTCAAGCGTGGGCATTATGATTGTCCTCCGTTATTTGTAAAGGTACTCTTTGGTGCATCGAAGTGTGCCAAGCTGATCTGTGCTGAAAATTGGCATCTGTGTAGAAAAATCCGTGCGAAGGTTTATTCCGCTGGTTCCGTTCAGGCGATAATGGTTGCTATGATCCAAAAAGATCATTCTCCATTCATTTTGCAGCGGATATGAGTTCATGGTGTCCTTGACGAACAAATGTGCTGTACTTTTTTGATCTTCGCTTTTAGTATCAAAATAACCACGAACGAGCTCATGGTTGTGCTTATCGATATAAACCACAGGGTGGTATTCATATCCGCATCCTGTAATTTCAAATTCTTTTGCCAGCGAATCAATGAAATCAAAAGCATTGAATACCAGAAAATAGTCTCCAAACTTCTTCATTTCAGCAATAAAATCATCGTTTGGGGCATATTCGCCCCCAGAAACCATGTGACAATTATTATAGGATAGTAAAGAGGCTGAGAAAGAACATACCGGACAATTCAGCTCATAGGAGACCACAGCCTCTTTTATATACATGGAGATGTCGGTCCCATTAATCAGGAAGGGCTTTGATGTGTCAATATAGTGTTTTCCTTCCATTTTGTCTCCCCGAAAATCTGTCGGATCTTCTTGGAACAGCTCAATAGGGCTAAAATGCACAATCCCATTTTTCAATTGTTCCAAATGCTCCTTCTTACCAAACTTGATTAACAACACCATTTGATCCTCACATTTCCTGTTGCCACGCTTCTATTTTGTACATGAAAGAACGCAAACATCGGTGTACAAGGGGTACAAACAAGATAAAATAGAAATGAGGGGCGATAGAGCGGAAATGTCAGATTTTCC